CATTTCCAAATCTTTTCTTTATTTTCGACCTTCGTTTCTGTAATGTTTAGTTTTTCAGATTTGGTGTCTTTCTGATTTGAGAAGTCTTGAATTGTGAGTTCTAGACTTTCTTTCTCAGGAACTGGTGGAGCACTCACTGGTATTAAGAGTGGTGACTGAAACGCAGTTAAGACTGAAAGGGTAGCAATTGTTGATAGTAGCATTAATTTTAATAGAATTCGGCATCCGTATAGAAGAGGGGTATACCACCTCTCTCGAAGGGCATCTTCCACGGCTCTAGGTTGTCACGTCAAAATCTCATAATAAAAAAAAGCAATCTTATTAAGGACTGCTTAAGCATTATATAAGGTTATTTAGGTTTTGTCAAGGCGTGTGTGAAAATTTGTAATGAAATATTCAGCATCAATAACAACCAAAGGTTTCTTATGATTTTTTTTCATTACAACAATTGGTTCATATCCATTACAATTACTTTTTGCTTGTTCGTATGCTTCCCACACATTTAACTTTTCTGTATTTTTACATTCCGTTGAAAATGGAAATTTTTCTCTAGCAGCACGAGACATAATAAGGTCTTCCCCACCCGCTCCCATACTACGAGATTCAATGTCTTCTGGATGAACATTAAGCATTTCAATAAGTTTATCCCTCATCCACTGTTGAAGAATTCTCCCTTTGGCCTTAGCCGACTGTGGTTTCATAATAAAATACCCCCATCACTGGAGGTATTTATCTATTCAGTTAAACCAAGGGTCAGTGACAATCCCATTCTTTTCACAATTGAAAACCAGAGAAAGTATTTGCTTTAACGTCTTGCTTAATACCACCAACGACATAACTCTCGACCTCTGTTTCTTGTGGGGCTACTTGAAGTCCTTTAGAGGAAATCCAATGTTCAGTCCAAGGAAGTGGATTGTTCTTAGCAGGAATATCATAAATTGGTTTTAATCCAATAGATTTCATACGTCTATTTGCAATCCATTCAACATATTGACATAGCAATTTATCATTCAATCCAATCATAGAACCTTCTTTAAACAAATACTCTGCCCAATGACGTTCTTCATCAACAGCACGTTTGAACATAGCATAAACATTTTGCTCTTCTTCTTTAGCAATCTGTTTCATTTCCGGATCGTCCCCTTCTTTCCATTTGTTGAGGATGTTTTGAGTAATGACAAGATGTTGATTTTCATCTCTTGAGATGAGAGAGATAATTTTAGCGGATCCTTCCATAAGTTTGAGTTCACCAAACGCAAACGAGCAAGCGAATGACACGTAGAATCGGATACCCTCAAGAATGTTGACGTTAGAGACTGCACGATAAAGTTTTCTTTTAAGTTCATACCTTTCTGCTTTTGCATATTCAACATTTTCATTTACATATTCCCAAGTAGGTGATGATCCATACGAATGTGCAGCATTTATAAAACTATCGTATGATTCAGTAACGCTTGAAGCACGTTCTAAAATGCGATCATCAGATAAAATAGTATCAAAAACTTCAGATGGGTTTGAGTAAATATTTTTTATAATATATGTATATGATCTACTATGAATCATTTCCATAAATCCCCATGCTTGCATACATGCTTCCAATTCAGGAAGAGAGCAGTAAGGAATAAATGCCATACCAGGTCCACGACCTTGAACAGAATCTAACATAATTTGATACTTCAAATTAGAAGTAAAAATATGTTTTTGTTCTGAACGTAGATGTGCATAATCTGCACGATCCTTTTGAAGAGAAATTTCTTCCGGTCTCCAAAAATATCCTAATTGAGTTTGTGTAAGTTTATCAAAAACAGGATACTTGTATTCATCATACCTTTGAACTCCTAATGGTTTTCCAAAAAACATTGGTTGTGTTTTCACATTATGATTCTCAGTGTTAAACACTGTCATACCTTTAATCTTAGGCATAGATTTAAGAGAGATTTTGTTTAATTTAAATTCTACATGATTCACAGTCTTCTTCTCCTTCTAGATTGGTGAGTAATTTATCTAAAGCATTATCTACTTGTGCTAAGTCTTCCAATTCGTCAGTTTTGATATCATATGTATTTTGATAATAAGAAGTTTTCCATCCATACTTATATGTATTTAAAAAATCCTGAGCCATTACAGATACAGGCACCTCATTGTCTGGATAGTTTTCTGGATTATAAGACCAGTTACCACTAATTGCTTGATCGAAAAACTTTTGAATCACAGCAACAATATTAATATAACCACTATTATTAGGCATGTCCCAAAGAAGTGTGTAGTTATTCTTGAGTGTATTATACTGTGGAACAATTTGCTTAAGGGGCCCCTTCTTAGACTTCTTAATGGACAAGTATCCGCGAGGTGGTTCAATTCCATTGGTTGCATTTGACACAACGGAACTACTCTCTGAAGGCATCTGTGCGGACAGTGTTGAGTTCCTAAGACCGTATTTGAGGATAGATGATCTAAGAGATTCCCAATCATAGTTAAGGTTGTGTGGTACAATTTGATCTACATCTTTCTTGTAGGTGTCGATAGGTAGAATACCATCAGCATATTTAGTATTTGCAAAAAGAGAACACGCATCTTTTTCTTTGGCAAGTTGATTAGAGGATTTCAGTAGATAATACTGGAATGCTTCTGTAAGGTCGTGAACTAACTGCCAAGATTTACTATCATTGTAATGCTCTCCGTGACGAGCAAGATAATGTGCTAATCCAATATAACCTACACCAAGAGAACGACGTGCCTTGGTGGAGATCTCGGCTGCCTTTACGGGGTAATTTTGATAATCAATCAACTCGTCTAAGGAACGAACAGATAAATCACAAAGTTCTTCCAGATCATCAAGATGTTTAATCTTACCCACATTTACAGCAGAAAGAATACATAAAGCAATTTCACCTTCTGGATCATCAATGTGTTGAAGTGGTCTAGTGGGAAGTGTAATTTCTTGACAAAGGTTACTCATCTCAATCTTGTCCTTAAAAGAACTATGAAAGTTACAATGGTCTATATTCATAATATAGATTCTTCCCGTTTCTGCTCTTTCTTTAAGAAGACTAATAATAAGTTTCTGTGCCTTTATTGTTTTCTTTGAAACATTAGGGTTATTTTCATACCCAATGTAGAGAGAATCAAACTCAATTGTTCCGAAAGAATCATAAAGTCCAGGTACATCATGCGGGGAGAAAAGTGTAATCTCACGATCTTGAATAAATCTTTCATAAAATATTTTACTAAGTTGAATTGAATAGTCAAGTTTACGAACACGGTTATCTTCAGTTCCTTTATTATTTTTAAGAACAAGAATATCTTCTATTTCACTGTGCCAGATTGGAAAGTGTACCGTAGCACTTCCACCACGAATCCCGTTTTGTGTACAACACCTAACAGTTGATTCAAATTTTTTGAGGAATGGGATAACACCTGTATGAGTAACTTCTCCCCCTCTGATTTTACTGTTGATTCCACGGATTCTACCTGCGTTGATACCGATACCAGCCCTCTGTGAAACATATTTGCCAATAGCCATATCGCTGCTAAAGATACTATCGAGGGTGTCATCAACATCAACGAGAACACAAGATGCAAATTGACGAAGTGGAGTTCGCACTCCTGCCATGATTGGTGTTGGAATGTTGATTTTGTGTTTGGATATTGCGTCATAGTACCTCTTTACATATGAAATTCTATTTTCTTTAGGGTATTCCTGAAAGATTGTCATTGCAATAAGCATATACGCAAACTGAGGAGTTTCGTAAATATTACCGGTGCTTCTATCCTGAACTAAGTATTTATCAACTACTTGTCTAAGTCCAGCATATGTAAAAATAAAATCTCTATCATGATCAATATAATTATTAAGATCAGAAAACTCACTAGTATTATATTTTTTAATAATATATTCATCGTAAATTCCCTTATCAATGCATGTCATTGTATGACAATGCAAAGTTGGAAATTCTTTAATTCTTCCAAAAACTTGTTTACGAATAGTAAAAAGTAACAATCTTGCCGCAGCATATTGATAGTTTGCATTCTCAAGACAGATAAGATCAGACGCAGAACGAATTAGTATTTCTTGAATTTCAGATGTACTAATTCCATCATAAAATTGAATGCCTGATTGCATTTCAATTTGAGATGCTGATACTCCAGTGAGTCCTTCACATGCCTCAGCAACCATTATATGCATCTTTTCCAAGTCTAAAGATTGAACATTACCATCACGTTTTTTGACATTGATTCCATTACTCATACTTTTTTCCATTCGGTAAATTTTAACTGCGCTTTAATTCCTTGAAATGTATTATTCTCAATAATACTTTGAATATTATTACCACCTAAAATCATATCATTTATATCCTTCTCAATTATTGATGAAGGCCAGATTACAATTTTGTTTCCTATTTTTATATTACGAAGCATTCGTGAATGAATTTCTAAATTTCTTGGTTCATTATCATACACCCATACATAATCTGAAATTTGCAAATCATTAATATAAACATCAGATCCACACATAGCAATTCCATTTGAAACAAAAAGAGAATCAAATGGACCCTCTACAATATATACTGTCTTCTCAATATCTACACGATCAAGTCCAAATATTTTAGGATATTCTGTATCCAAAATTGTTGTAATATAACGAAGATTTGAATTTTTGTCAATAGATCTTCCTTGATATCCAAATACTTTACCATCAAAATTTTTAAGTGGTAAAATAATTCTAGATTCTTTATAAGTGTTGGTAGATTTTGACCACAAATTAAAATCTTCAACGTAATAAAAGTTTGAGTAGTACTGTTCTGGTATTTGTCTTTTAGTAAGATATTCCCTTGCTATATGTGTTATATTTAGATCTGAAATTTTCGGAAGATCTTTAAAAATTGAATATGTAAATTCTGGAACTTTCCTAACAATTTTTGGATTCGGAACAACAGTACCTTTACCAGTTAGACCAACTTTATATCTTTCCATTACATATTCCTTGTAAAGAGATTCGTCAATACCCTTTAAAAAATACGCAAACGTTGATGTAGCACCACAGTTATGACATTTATAATTCAAATCAGATTTTTTTAAATAAAGATATCCTCTTGATTTTGATTTATTCTTTTTAGAATCTCCGCAAATTGGACATCTAAAGTTATAAAGACCCGGTTTTACTATTTTAAATTTTTCTAATCTAGAAGAAATCATCCCTATAAATTTGTCGTCAATAAAACTCATGATTTAATTTTAGATATTTCATTCTACCCTAAGGAATTTATTTTGTCAACCCATGCACTGTACATGATTTTACTTCGTTATAATTATTTCGTTAGGTGCTGATTGAAGATCTAATAAATTTGTAATAATATTACTACCAACAGTTGAAAAAATTAATGAAATTACGGTAAGTCCTCCAGCAATAGTCCACATCTTTTTTTCTAAATTACTCAAACGATCACTAACTTTAATAATATCGCTTGCACATCCTTTTTTAATATTATCAGTCTGACGAGTCATATCTCTATGCAAACTATCTATTTTTTCGAATAACACTGCATCAATTCTATCTTGCTTGTCTAATTTTTCATCATGAACAGCAAGCATTCTAGCCACATTTGAATTTGCCTCAATCAATTTATCAATTGCATTTTCAATTTTTGCTAATAATTGATCAGAAGAATTAAATTTTTCTTCTAGTATTGCAACTTTAGTTTCTACTGATTGAGTGGGAGGATACATTTTATTATTTTAAAATGGTGGGTGTTATTTGTTAAGTTTTTTTTGCTTCGATTTTAGTTATTGGTTGATTTTTTGCTCTTCTACCATAACGAGTTCTAAAATCACTAACTTTATCGTAACCAGCAACAGGACCACTGGCATTTGCAGCACCTGTAAATCCACCAGTTCCAGAAGACATGGTTGGCGCTTCTTCTTGAATATATCTAATAATATTTATTATCTTTTGTAAGTTCATATTTTTTGAAGTTGTGATAAACATTCAATATCTGGATATATATCGTGTATTATGGACTTTGGATATTCCGGAACTCTCCCTAAAAACATCATAAAAGTTTTTAATACTCGCCAAAGTTCTTTATCTATCTTGTAAAACAATAATGGAGTTGCTGCATCGTCAAATACATTATATAAAATAATAAAATGGTTGATTAATAAATGAGATTTAAGATCTCCACTATTTTTATATTTTTTTAAGAGCCTTTTGACGTATTTAAATCTTTTCATATCCTCAAGAAAATCCTCTTGCGTTACTGCTTGAGGATTTTCATAATGTTTTATTGCAAACATCATATAGTTTTGATCATTCAATTCATCAAATCTCATGTATTATATTATGCTTTTAATGTTAAAGTTGTTGTTCCAATGCCAACTGCAGAATTGTAAGCTCCAGCTCCACCAATGTTTCTAATTAAATCTGCGGAAAGTGTTTTTACAGCAACCACATTAGAAAAGTCAGTAACTGTTCCCACAACACCAGATGTTGTTATGATTGATAATGTAGTTGAAATGCCAGTCGATGGTGCAGTAAGAGCAAAAGAAACTCTATTAGAAATCTGCCCATTAAAACTAGTATATTTAACAAAATCACCATCGTTATGATGGAATGTTACAGTTGATCCATTTGCAAATGAACGTGCTGTTGCAACAATATTTGCTCCAGTAGATTGTTTAATTAATACAGTTGCTCCAGCAGATACAAATACTGGTTCATTCCAAACAACATGTACATAACCAGTGGTTCCAGTTGCAATTCCAGTTGTTCCACCAGCACCAATAGAAATTGGACTTGCAAGATTCAGATCCTCAAAGAAAACCGCCACAGGAGTAGCAGCACACAATCCAGTTGCATTTGAAGAAATACCAGTAGCAGGACCAGTGTTTAATCCGGAGACAGTAATTAATACTTCATCATAATAATTCGTAGAAAGCCCAGAGTTCTCGGATGATCCATATCTTCTATACACCCAACCTCTGTTATCGGCAAAACAATTCCATGGAGTATTAGTGCGATCAGACTCACTTAGGTGTTTGGGAAGAGCATAATTATTTTCCTGCGTTTCAGTAGTCGTTGAAATACCCCAAAGTGACATGTGGTTTTACCTACTTACAATAGTTCTTATGAATGTATTTATAAAAAAAATAGACCTGAATAATTATACTTTTACAACTTTACCAACATTTTTAGGTTCAGTAATTTTAGGTAATCCGAATGGAATAGTAATTGGTGGTAGTCGTTTTATTGGTGGTAGTCGTTTTATTGGTGGTTTTATTGGTGGTGGTGGTTTTATTGGTGTTGGTGGTTTTATTGGTGTTGGTATTGGCTTTGGTGTTGGTATTGGCTTTGGTGTTGGTGTTGGTGGTTTTATTGGTGTTGGTGTTGGTGGTTTTATTGGTGTTGGTGTTGGTGTTGGTGTTGGTGTTGGACCTGGCGCTGGTGTTGGTTTTGGACCTGGCGCTGGTGTTGGTTTTGGACCTGGCGCTGGTGTTGGTTTTGGACCTGGCGCTGGTGTTGGTTTTGGACCTGGCGCTGGTGTTGGTTTGATTACTGGTGGTTTGATTACTGGTGGTTTTATTACTGGTGGTTTGATTGGAACAAATGCCCTAATAATTTGTCCAGTTTTTGGATCAGTAAGCACTTTAATTATAAACCCAGCAGGAGCTTTAAGTGCTGATGCAGCTCCTGCAAATTCATCAAGAACTTCAACACCCAAAACTTCAGCGCCAAGTTCTCCCCCTAAACGATTTACTAACTGCTCGTCTGACTCTTCCCAGGTTCCAATATCACCACATTCGGGGAGTTCGGATTCACTTTCCCAGGAGTCTTCATTTTTTTTTTTGATCCTCTCCTGAGGATCTCATTTCCGTAGGAGTTAAACCAAGTTGTTGTTCATCGATTTGAATTTCATATCTCCAATCAGAAAAAGATTCTGATCTTACTTTTTTCTTTTTCTTTCCAATTGCTTTACCAATTGCTTTACGACGATTGTGAAGATACTTATCGGTCTTATCATCATCACCATCATTGTCAATATCAGCGTCCTCTTGACCCACTGAATCTAATGATTCCTTCATTCCAGAAGTAGGCACACCTGGTTTATTATTAGTTGTGGTTACTGTTTTTTCCGATGATCCAACTTCAACTACAGTTTTATATCTCTTTCTTAGTTCTGCAATTTTATCTCTTTCAACTTTTTTTTCAAACACTCTACCATCTTCGGTAGTAATTCTTACAGTAACTTTTTCATTTTCTTCAACCAATTGACCTTCTGGTTCATATCCGGAGGATAATGCATTTTGTCTAATTTGTGCTTTCTGTTCACCAGGAAGTTGGGAATTCTGAATGTAATTATCTAAGTATTGTTTAACTTCAAGATCAGTTTTACCCTGTGCTCTCATTTTAGCAACTCTCGATTTTAGATCATATCTAGTTTGTGTAGATGCTGTTTTAATATCACGAAGTTTTCTTCTCTCTTGAAGATTTTGTTCATTTAAAACTTCGGATCTAAAATCTTTATATACTTCCGCCCAGGGATTAGACATAGTAACTAAACAAAAAATCTTTTATTAATTTTATTTATAAGACGATTTAATTTTAATCTTTCCAGTAAAAGGTTTTACTGGTTGTCCTGGAGTGTATTTCTGAGCATGTTTTCTATACGAACAAGTTCCAACTTCATAAACTTCTTTTACATCAGTAATCCATGCTTTAAACATATTACCATTTTCAGTTACACAAATAAGATGATTAGATCCTCTCCTTGTTACTCTTCCAGTTTCACCAGTATCAATTTTTTCCAATAAACTTCCTTCTTTAAAGATATTTCCAGTAATATATTCTTCTCGTAATTGATCTGCAGTTAAATTAAAATAAATATCTTTTGATATTTTTTTTGACTCTAATATAAATTGTGAAAAGTTTTTCATTTTTTATTAGATAGTAAACAGATTAATGCATTTTTTTGTTTTGTAAATTTAAGTTTTAAATTTTTAGATTTACTTGCTTTAATTTGAGTTTCTAAATAATTAATATAAGATAAAATTTCTTTTAATTTCAAATCCATAAAATAAAAAAGTCATCATCTCTATTTAGATAATGACTTTTTTGAATAATTTATTATATATTATTAATCTTATATGTCTTCAACATTTCTATTTTCTGATTTATGAATTGAAAATGTTCCTTCGGGATATCTAGCACTTAATTTTTCATAATTCATGTTAAGAATTTCTTCAAAATTAGTATCAAGAGCCATACATGCTTGAGCAATATACCAAAATATATCACCAAGTTCTCGTTTTAAATGAAAAATATTATCTTCATTATAAGGTTTTCCTTGAAATATAATTTTTTTGACTACTTCTGTAAATTCCCCTGCCTCGGAACTTATACCTAAAGCAGCAGTTAATAATCGAGATAAATCTGCATCATCATTAACTTCTAATTCAGTCATACGAGAAAGAAGTTGTGCAAAGTCTCTACTAGCAGGACTTGTAGTTTCTCTAACAAAATCAATATATTTGGTTGTATCAATAATTTGTTCCATTAAAATTTGAATTCTCCGAATGTATTTTTCAAAGGTGACGAACCTTTATTATACTGTAAATCTTGTCCGCTGTCAACTATTTCTGTCTGTGCTGCTTGATCTACATCATACAATCTCATCTTAGCACGATCAACTCCGACTACAAACCTTTTATTCATTGTTGGATCATTATATCTATTTTTGAGTTGTTTAACCATAATTTGTCCCAGTCCCTCAAGTTCTTCTGTAGTGATAAGAGCAAACATAAGATCAGCAGTAGCAGGAAGACCAAAGGACTCACTAGTATCAGTTAATTCTACATCAGAATTGCCATAACCTGAACGGGTAGTTTGAGTAGCACTAACAATAGGTACATTGAATTCTACAGCCAACCCTCTCAATTCTTCTGCAATTGATTTCACTAAAGTATATGAGTTTACATTAGAACCTTTATACCTAGATGATGCACAAATATTTAAATAATCAACAAAAATTATATTAGGTTTAAATGACTTCTTAAGAGACAGTTCATTTAACAAAGATTTAAAATGTCCAGAGTGAGCAGATGCTGTTGGGTATTCTTTAATAATTAATTTTCCTTGAGTTTTTTTAGATAATTTAGAAATCTTACTTTCAAAATCATTATGTGATAAATCCATAAGAGATTGAATATTAACATTTAAAAGATTTGCATCAATACGTTCTGCAATTTTTTCTTCAGACATCTCCAAAGTAATGTATAATACATTTTTATTTTGCAATAATATAGAACTGGCAAGATGACACATAAACAAAGATTTGCCTACACCAGTGCCTGCGAGGGCAACATTAAGAGTTTTATTAGGAAGACCACCTTTCGTAATCTTGTTGAAGAATTCTAAATCAAAAGGAATCTTCTCTTCATCTCTATGATAAAATTCAAATCTAGATTCAAAATCTTTAATATAATCATGTCCTATATTATTATCAAAAGATATTGCTAATGCTTCACTTAAAATGTGTGGAATTGCATCACGATTTTGTTTTTCAGATTCATCATCAGCAATTTGAATTGATTCCATTAATGCCAAATAAATAGCACGATCTCTACACCATTTTTCAGTAGTATCAAGTAACCATTTATAATCAGAAGAGTTGTTGTTAATATTTTCTACAATTTTGTTTGTATCTAATAACTCAGAATCGGAAATATCTTTACGATTATCAAGTTCAATATGCAAGATTTCTTTAGTAATCATCTTACCATACTTGACTACAAACTCACAAACAATTTCAAAAACAACTCGCTCTTTATTATCATTAAAATATTCAGTTTTTATGAAAGGGAGAACTTTTCTACAATACTCTTCATTATAAATTAAATTTGATATTACAGTAGTTTCAATTCTCTCCATTATCTTTTACTTTGTGTTGTGGGTTATTTTTATGATGTGGCATATCAAATACAAATGTTATTCTAGTATCATTTCCAATGTTTTTGGAAGAATGCTCTAATTTATTATTGAACCAAAAGAAAGTTCCTGGTTCTACAATTATACTATCATCACCAACAGTGTAGCAATATTTACCTTGAATTGACACATGATATCGATCCTTATTTAAATAATATTTTCCAAAATCAACATGTGATCCAACTTCACCGCCTACTGGCATACCTAAAAAAGCACATCTTCTAAGTTTATCAATTCTCTTAAATCGTTTACCAATAAGATTTAATATTTCAGTATGCTTATAATATGCTTCAGTTTTTACACAAATTTCAGTGTCTCCAACATACTCATCTTTTGTATTTACTCCACCCAGTATTAACTGGAGAACATCCACAGTTACTTTATATTTTTCAGAATCCAACTGAATCGTGTTCTTTCTTTTTTTTTGAACTCCCCAATCTTCTGAATGTTTTTGTAACTGTGTTAATACATTAGAGATGTCAATTCCAGTTTCAATTACTTTTATTGAACTTGACATTATATTATATAATAAACATTTTTAACCATAACTAAATTCATCTTTAGCAATTGCATTAAGTTTTTCCATAACTTCTGAAGTAAAATACTTATTCACATCTTTTAATATATCCTTACCATAGATTTTTTTACCATTCATTTCATAACGACCTGCTACATTTTTCCAAAGTCCACCAATCTCACCAAGTTCAAGTAATCCATAATACTTATCAAGCCCACGTTCATCATAAAATAATCGAATTTCGACTTGCTTATTTTCTTTACTCAATCTTGATTTCTTTGTTGTTGCTTTAATAATATTTCCTATAACTTCTGTTCCATCCTTTTCTTTTGATTTGGATAAGTATACGATTGTTGATGATGCATACATCAGTCCAGATCCACCTGACATTTGTTTACCACCATAAAGACTCATACTTTCGTAAGTGTGATTAGTGACTATCATAGGAATATTTGCCTGACCCAACTTAAGAGTCAACATCCTAAAGGCACCCTTAATCAGTTGTGCCTTAGTCATATCACGAGTATCTTTCTCGGCAAGTGTATCTGTGATTTCTTTATTTGTAGAAAGCATACCCAAAGAATCTAATACGAATATACAAGGTCGTCTTTCATCTTTAGATTTTTTCAGATATAAATCAACTGCTTTCAGAGTCTTATTACGAAAATCTTCAATCGTGACTACATTGACAACCACCAAGCGAGTTGTGTCAATTCCCCTGCCTTCCAAAAGGGATTTTGTGATTGCTGCTTCAGTATCAAAATACAAACAGTATCCAGTAGGATTATTATCAAGGAAATTCTTAACGACGGCAAGACTGAAGAAAGT